CAGAATGGCATCGATATCGGTACTTGAAAGAAGCGATATACAAGTATATCGATGACTATGTTGACAATGACACAATAATGACTGATATTCTAAATATTGTGTGTGAGCGTCAAGAGACTGCACACGCTGAATACCTCAAATTAGAGGATCTTGAGCTAAAACTAGATTTTAGAGACTAAATCTTATGCTTTCTACCGCCTATCGCCTTCGACTAGAAGGTATTTGTAAAAAGATCGCAAACAAGGAGGAAGTACAATTAGACGATATGATCTGGGCAGAAAAGCTTGCTAAATCTCACACACTTGCTAGGGATTGGTTAAAGCAAGCACGACGCCAAGCAGCACAAGACATTGAAGAAGGTAGTACCGACGATTTTCTGAATAGGATGGGTTTAGGAGACCCCGATCCATCCAATCATAAAACGGGGTTCAACAGTGCTGATGACATTAAAGATTGGTTTCAACGAGACAAACCTGATGATTGGAGGCAGCGAGATTGAGTAGTAAGATGATGTTCTTAGTTGCTAATGGCGACAACAAATGCATCACTCACGATGGATACATTCAACTCGGTAGTTTCTGCCATAGTGTAGATAAACATCTTGAGCTGTGTCCCGAACAAGAATGGCAAGTTACCTATTGGATGCCTGATCCATTCTATATGAGATATCCGAGACCAAACTATCAGCATACAATGAAGGCGAACGAAGGTTCTCCTAAAACTGATAATGCCACTGATAGTAGACCAAGAGACTTTCCAGATCAAGCTACAAACAGATTAGAAAGAACATTATGACAAATGTGATTGTCCCTATGAGAGTATTGGGCAGTGGTCTCGTGATCATTGCTTATTTTACTATCCTCCATATCAATACAACGTTCGGTGTCGCACTCAATTTCTTGGGTGACTGTGCTACACTCCCTTACTTTGTAATGACAAAATCTTGGGACATCGTTATTATGGTTACATTCCTCTTAGTTATTTCATTGTCCAAATTATTGTCGTAGAAAAACGATGTTCGATAGTCCAGAAGCACCTATTGAAGGTGAAGTTGATAAGTGGGGGTTTACGATTAAACCCGCTATCAGTGATACAGATTTAATTATTATGTGTTTGAAGAACGCTCCTTGTGGAGCTGACCGAAAGCAAGTTGACAGATTGGTCAAACATTATGAAAACGGAGAAGATTCAATTCTGAAGCTGTATCAACACCCTTGGTATGAACAAAATGGAAAGAGTTGAGATCACTCCTCAAACATATATTGATATGAATAAGGAGTTTGAGGAGGAAGATTATCCCTTCCGAATTACTGTCCCTACACAGGAAACGATTGATAAGTGGCAATCACAACCATCACCACCTTATCAGACACCCCCACCAATAGATATGGTTGCTGAAATGTGGGCAGAGCACAATAGAATAGAAGAAGAACGCAAACTGCAACTTGAGCTTGACTTATGAAAGATGCTGCTAAATTCGCACTCGAAATCCAACTAGATAACATATGCAAAATATTGGGTGGTGAAGCAACTCACTATATTTGCACTGATAAAAAGACCCAACATCAGAAAATTGTAATTACCTACGATCACAAGGAGAAGTAATGAACCGATTTTTGCTGTTTACCAAGGACTCCTGTGGTCCTTGTGGTTTGGTTAAAAAATACATCAAAGCTCTTCACGATGAAAGAGAGAGTCTGATTGAACAAATAGAGTTGGAAGACTTCAGTGATACTCCTATTCCAGAAGAAAATCTTGCTCTTGCTAAAAAATATGGCGTAACTGCTACTCCTGTTTTTCTAGTTATTTCTCCCTCAGGACTATTGCTGGAAAAACGAATTGGTGGTTTGCCAATTACTCAATCTGTTCGTAAACTTTGGGGTCAATATGGTACTAACTAAAACCGCAGTTATATACTCTAACAGTAGTCAAGAGTGTGATCGTATGGCACAACTTTTGAAGAAAATTGAAGGTGTTGAAGACTTTCATAGATATGAGCTAGGAAAAGACTTTGAAGATTATCAATTCAGAAATGAATTTGGAAATGAAGCAACTTATCCTCAATGTGCAATTGGTATGACGCACATTGGCGATATGAAGACTACACTTCGATATATGTCAGACAAAGGAATGTTCGTCTGATAAATACCAAGACAGGACCACCATCATAATAATTTTTAGGTAATGGCACTTACCAGACTAGAGAATCTAATTTCCAGTAAAACTGGGCGTTTTGTTTATGTTTCTCCTGATGACTTTAATGCGTCGGATGATGTGAACAACAGGGGCAACTCCCCAACTCGACCATTTAAGAGTATTCAGCGAGCTTTTCTCGAAGTTGCTAGATTTTCGTATAAATCGGGTCCTGATAACGATCGATTTGACGAATTTACAGTCGTGTTGTCTCCTGGAGACCACTATATTGACAACCGTCCTGGTGTTCTTTCTGTTAACGATATCGCAGATTTCACATCTAATGTGAACTTTGACTTAGGCAACTCCCAAAACGATCTCTACAAGTTTAACTCAACAACTGGTGGTGTTATTGTTCCTAGAGGTACCTCCTTGGTGGGTATGGACCTCAGGAAGACAAAGATTCGTCCTCTGTATGTGCCAAACCCAACAGATGTGTCGGTTCCAAAGACATCTATTTTTAATGTAACTGGTGGGTGTTACTTCTGGCAATTCTCTATCTTTGATGGTAAGCAGAAGGTATACTTTGATGCTTCTGGAAATAAAGCTGACCCAACTTTTTCTCACCACAAGATTACAAACTTTGAGTTTGCAGATGCTGAAGATCTGCAACTCTACTACGACAAAATTGGTGACGCATATGAAAATATGGTCGTCGATATTAACGTTGACGGTGCTATTCAAGAGACGGATCTTGAAAACCGTATTGTGGGTCCACTCTCTGACAAAAAGGTTATTGAGTCGATCACTCCACAGGCATTGGGTGGTAATGCAACTGAAATTAGAGTTAAAACGAAAGCACCTCACGGTTATTTCGTAGCTCAATTTGTTACCATCGATGATACTGGACTAACTAATGATCTGCACGGTTCATTCCTGATTACACGTCTGGATCCCGCAGATAACACTCTTTTCTACTATCGTGTCAACCAGTCAATTCCGACATTGATCTCTGGTCAGACATATACGACAGCTTCTCTTCCTCCTAACAGACTGAATGAGAACGCTGTTGTTCAGGCAGAGATTGATACTGTTGACTCTGCATCTCCTTATATCTTTAACCTGTCGATCCGTTCTACTTGGGGTCTGGCAGGTATGCACGCTGATGGATCCAAGGTTACTGGATTCAAGTCGATGGTGTGTGCTCAGTACACGGGCGTTTCGTTGCAGAAAGACGATCGTGCGTTTACTAAGTTCAACGAAGAAACTGCGCAGTTTGAATCTGCTTGGAACGGTGTTGCTGTTACTGACCCTGAAGAACTGGCAACTGGTTCGTTTGCTACCACTCCTTATCACACAGATGGTAGAGCATACTTTAAGAATGAGTGGAGAAACGCTCACGTTAGATTGTCGAATGATGCGTTCATTCAGGCTGTGTCCATCTTCGCGGTGGGTTTTGCAGATCACTTCCTGATTGAGTCTGGTGCTGACATTTCAATCACCAACTCTAACTCTAACTTCGGTAACACCGCTCTGGATGCTATCGGATTTAAGGGATTTGCTTTCTTCCAAGACAAGCACGGTTTCGTTACTGATATTGTTCCTCCACAAACAATTGATCTAGACGATACTACCCAACCTCCATACTACGGTATTGATATTCTTGGTTCTAAGGAACCAGCTGGTTCTACTCGTGTTTACCTTTCAGGCGAACCTGAGGAAATTGCTGATCCTGATAGCACACCAACTTACATTCTGCAGGATTATAAAGTTGGTTCTAAGCGTGAAGATAGAATTTATGCTAAGCTAGATCCTGATATTTCTGCTGGTGAATCTGGTCCTCAGGAAAGGTCAGCACAACTTACTCCATCTGGTTTCGACACCTTTACGGTGAGCAGTCTGGCAACTGCTACTCAGTCAGTGCAGAATGCTCTGGGTGAGACTATTGTATATCGTGCTACGATCTTCTCCTGCCCTGAAGCACACGGTCTGTATACAGGCACACCTGTTCGTTTAGTTCCAACACGGGTCAATCCTAATATTGGCAACGAACTAGTCAGACTACCTAAAGGTCTGGAAGCAAACACTGTTTATTATGTAATTGCTCCTGGTCGCCATACAGCGCCTGTACCGCCCGATCAGACTTTCCCTACAGAAGACCTCAACACATTCCTTCTGGCAGCATCTGAGGATGATGCAGCTGCGGGTAACGCAATTAATATCCCCGAGGCATTGAACGCTGGCGTTCAGATCTCGATGCAGCAGTACATCTTTGATGTCAACCCAACTCCATTTAAGTACAAGGTCGTCAATGCTGACCCTGCTACTAATGAATTTACTTTAGAATCTTCTCACGTTTTTGATAAAGGTTTTGCTACTAAAGCAGCAACTCCTGTTTTCTTCCGTGCTAAGCCTGGTTCGCAACTGCCTGGTGGTATTGATGCGAACAAGATGTATTATGCCATTTACGATAATACTGCTGGTAATACTAATAAGTTAAAGGTTGCATTGTCATCAGCACTTGCTATTCAAGGTGGTGGTGTTCCATATTCATTTACATCTAGTGGTACTGTTGGTGTTACCAATCAAGATGAAGTCTTTATCTTCTCCTGTAATACTAGGCATCCTCTAAAATATGACCCTGAGATGACTGCATCTCCTGGTCGTAATGGTCTGTGGTATCTGAATGTACTAAACACAGCTCAGCAACCAAACCAAATCTATCAACGTGTTTCCACTCTTGCGGAGTATGTTAATGAAGAAGTCATCACAACTTCCAACACCTATATCAAGCGTGTCAACGATCGCCGTAGGGAAGATGACCGTATCTATAGACTCAGATACGTTGTACCAAAGGAAATTGACAACGTTAGAGAACCCTTGCTCGGTTATGTCCTTAAGGTCAGAACTGACGAGAATAGAAGACTAAGACCTCAGAAGATTGTTCTGGAAGCTGTTGATGCAACTACTGATATTCCCGTCTTCTTTGGTGATTCTCCGACTGTTGATCCTGCTAGTGGAGACAACCTCGCAATTGAAGCAGATTATAATTACGATCCCTATCTGACTGGCAACAGCAAGTCTTTGGTGTCTGATTGTGGTATCAAATTTACCATCGAATCTGCCAGACTAAAGAATATTAGTGGTACCGATCGCATTGAATTGACGGTCTTCGATCACACAATTAATACTAATATTGCTGCTGGTACAGCTTTAGCATCAGGTACAATTTTAACTGAGGTTAAACTCTCCAGTGTTACAGGTACTTTCACGCTAGGACTTGCAGTTGCTTGGTCTGGTTTCTCTGATAGCAGTGAGATTAGTGGCAACTTGCCTGTCGTTCATAAAGTTTATATTGAGGGTGGTACTACTCGTTTAGTCCTTCGTAGTGATTTCCCTCTACTGCCTACTCTGAAGTATAATGATAGTACCACTACTATTTTTGCTAGTGGTTCTGCAACTGGTATTCTCGCTGAGAAACCCAATGGTGGTCGTGACGACTTTAAAGATTACGAATCTGATCTCGGCAAACAGTATGTTATCCGTAATGCCCCTGCTTACACGCTGACTCCTGGAGACTTTGTTCGTGATGAAGCTGACGGTAACCAGAAAGATTATAAGATTGTCAGTGTTACTGATGTTGAGGAAGTTGAAAACACTTACTATGTGTATCGCGTTAAGACTCTGCGCCGCAGAATCTATAACCAACAGGATGGTATTTACTACCTGACTTGTTTACGTGGTGACTTCTCGCCTTCAGTTTCTGAGTTTAATACATTCAAGTTCGGACATCCTACCGAAAGACTGTATCCTGAGCTATTTGCTGACGATCCTCTGTGGTTTGACCCTGATGGTGATGGATCGCAGATTAAAGATGCTCCTGCCAGTAATTCTGTTGCTGATAACTATGTCCACGGTCTCGTGGTTGCTGATGATAACAAGAACAGTGTCACAAAAGAAGCAGTTGAATCTCTCCTTCTCAACGTAGAGAGAAATACGACTGTTACTCTCAGTGCAATGGATGGTAAGGCGGTTGCTTCTCGCGAAGATCGTCTAATCGGTGTTGAGGGTACTAGTAGTGCTGTTGCTGATAGACGAATCTATATGGAGCTGCGTCGTCCTTCACAGGCACGTTCTGGCAACCATACTTTTGAATACACTGGTTTCGGTCCTGGTAACTACTCCACTGCATTCCCCTCTAGACAGGAGTATGTGCTCTCTGACGATGAAGTCCTGTTCTCTCAGGCGAAGCGTCAAGACGGCGGTGTGGTCTTCTACTCTGGTCTGAACGCTAACGGTGACCTGTTCGTGGGTAACCAGCGTATCAACGCTATCTCTGGTGAAGAGACTAAGATTGATGACTCCGTGCTGCGAGTCGCTGGTGAGAACCAAGATGAAGAGTCCAACACTAACGATGTCACAGTTGACACTCTAACTGTCAACAACAAAGTTAAGTTTGACTTGATCAATGACTTCCAGATCTCTGCACCTGGTGGTACATTCTTCTCTACCCCTGTTACGATTGAGGTTGGTGATCAGTTTGCTGACAGCTCCGATGACCCTGGTTCTCTGACAATTAAGTCAGTTGCTAACACTGGTATTGCTGGTGTTGACCCTGCACTGGTTGAGACTGATATGGTCTTCAACCCTCCATTTAAACCAAACACTATTCAGTTCGCTGTTTGGGAACTTAACCCCAGAAACATTTCCTCTGGTCTTAATTATTCGATCAAGACATCGAAAGACAAGACAGTTCCTGCATCCGAAAGCTTTAAGCAAGAGGGTACAATTGAACTGCGTGGTACTGAAACTGTTGGTGAAGCACATAGAATTGCTAATGTCAACTATAACACCACGGTGGGTTGGATCTGGTGTCAGACTGATGGATTCCAGCAAGGTGAGACTCCCTCCTATGGATGGAGAGAGTGGGGTGTTATTGGTGCGGACGCACTAACCACGTACACCACTGGCACTGGTTCTACTTCGATTGCTACAGGCAACGATATGCGTCTGGGGGTCAACCTGAAGAATACTCGCGTTACCAACGGTAGCGTGATTCCTCTGCAGACTCTGGACGTTGAGGGTTCTGGTATCTTCCGCAACTCTCTATGGGCTGGTGGCGATAACCTTAACCCAACTGGTATCCACACCTTCCGTGCTTTCGATGATGATGGCAACGGCGTGGGTCGTGTCTCTATCAACACGGGTGATACAGCTGAAGTTGTTGGATCCATCGGTCTTTGGGTTGGTGGTGATATCATTGCCCGAGCTGGTGCTGTAGGCAGTGGAGAGAGCGAGGCAGTCGGTGGTGGTCAATCTAGTGGTAGCTTAACTATCGATGGCACATTCACTGCCCTCAGTGGTGGTCAACACGAGATGGTTGGTGATCTGACAGTCACTAAGGCACTCTATGTAAGAGGCGGTCTTAATAAGATGTACCAGATTGACTCTGGTTCTACTCTTAAGAGTGACATTGATCAGAGACAAGCAGATGATTCACTAAACTATGTGACATATGCTGGTCAAAACATTGTTGTTGGCGATGCAGTTTGGGGCAATGATCATTTTGACGATGCTTCTACTGCGAAGCTAGTTGTTAAGGCAGATGGTTCTGCTCGTATCGGTAATGCTAGCGGTGGTATCCAGATGGATGCCAATAGCAATGTGTCTATCGGTGAAGCAACTCCTAGCGCCACGGAGAAACTATGGGTCAATGGTTCTACTAAAATTGAGATCAGTGCTACTGAAGTCTTCACTATCTTTGATGACGGTGATCTTCGACTGAAGGTAACACCTACTGGTCAGGTTGACTTTGTTGGTGATGGTACTGCTAGTGTTCCTAATTCTAGAATTGGTTCTACTGGATCCCTAACTCTGGGAGATGACTTTACTGTCAAGAAAGCAGATATTTCCACAGACACAACATTCTATATTGATTCTGCAACTGGTAATACCGCTGTTGGTAACGACAGTGATAATACTGGTACACTTAGAGTTCATAGTAATGCAGCGTCATCAAATTCTACTTCTGGAGCTCTGATTGTTGATGGTGGTGCTGGTATCTTCGGTGACTTAAATGTCGGTGGAAATCAAATTGTCACTGGCAATATTGAACTTGAGGGCGGACAACTAGATGTAAATAGTGGTGGCTCTAATAACTTTAAAGTTAATACTGATGGTAGTATTGACATAAATCAAGTTACTGGTTACTTTACACCTACTGCTGGTCGTAAGTGGGAAGAAATTGATTCGGACATCACGGTAGTCAGTAACGTTAATTACTATGTTACTACATTTACTGGAACGCAAGTTGTGGTTACACTTCCTACATCACCTCAAAAAGGTGATCAGATTCGTTTCTTGGATGTTACTGATGCTTTGACTTACAATAAGCAAATTAAGATTACTACAGGATCTGGCAGCAGCAATCCTATTCAAGGAGATGCTGGTGGAGAATTAATTATTCAGACACCTGGCGCAGGTTTCGGTCTGCTTTATATCAACTCTGTTATTGGTTGGCGTATAATCGAACTCTAATGTCAAAAAATCTAGAAGAAATTCGCGGCTTCAAAAATGCCGCGATCGGTACAATTATGGCGTGGGGTGGAGGTAGTTCAGATCTTCCTCCTGGATGGTTGGCGTGTGATGGTGGTGCCAACGCCAATGATGATTATCCTTTACTTAAAGCTGTTATTGGATACACTTATGGTGGTTCTGATGCATCAGGTCAATTTCAAGTCCCTGATTTAAACAATGGTAAGATACCTTTCCATAAGGGATCTACTTACGTTGGCGATTCAAATAATAATAGCGGAAATGTGAGTTTGAATGCAGATTGGTCTATTAATGGTAGACCCAATAAAGTAATTCAATATAGTTCATCGACCTTAACTGGAAATGCTACTGGTCAGATGACAAGTTCTAATTCGATTTTTAGAAAACAAATTCATTATCAAAGTAGGATGATGAGTCTCGAAAACCTTCCTGGTCACGGGCATAATCCTAATATTAAAGCGTTAAATTCTCAGCATACTGGAAACCCTTCTGGTGAAAGTGGTAGTGATATTACATTTCAAACTGCTAGATCTATTATCAACAGACAGGGTGCTGGTGTTAAAATTGGTGGTCCTAATGATTTTGAAAATAATAGAATGACTAAACCACCCCAAGCTCACGGTCACGAGTCAATGCAGATTGTAATTGATAAGGGAAGTATGGCAATTAATTCGTACTCTGATACTTATAATTCTGATAATATGTCGGTTAATAATTATGATAGTATGGGTAATGCCGTTTTGGACTTTACTCAACCGCATCAAACAGCAGTTTATATGATTAAAGCTTACTAAATATCTTAGGGCATCACAACCAATGGCGAAAGTATATGCTAATATTAGAGGAGCTCAAGGTGTTGCACCTGGAGTGATTGTTCCTTTTTCAAAGGAATGTCAATCTGATGCAAACTTATTAGAACGTGTCCCTGGTGGATACTTACGTTGCGATGGCAAAGTTTATCAAGCTCAAGATTTTCCTGGTTTAGCTAGAGTTATTGGGGTTGGTCCATCAGGAGGATCTGGTGTTCCTGGATGTGCTTTTAATCCTGGAATAGATTCTTCAGTTTTGATTAACCCTACGTTTGATTCGGATGGCAACTTTACTGGAGGTAGTTTTGCAGTTCCTAATCTAGGTGCTAAAGTCTTAGTTCCTAACAGTTCAGCTGGGCAGGAATTTATGGGCAACAATGTTTCTGGCGGCATTTATGAAAGAGCTGGTATAGGATATGTTGCTAGCATAGCATCAGTGGTTACTACAACAATGAGCGGAACCATTGAAGATAGTGTTTATACAGCTAATATTTCTGGGCAACCAACTTTTGCCATTGAAAATAACGGGACATCGACAACAAATACAATTGATATTGGAAAAACTGCTGCTCACACTCACAATGACGTGTGGTATGAATCTGATATGAGAGATGAAGGTTTTGATAATGACCTTCAGGATAGTACTTCAATTGACATTGTGAAGTATCAAACTAGTACAACTACGGTCACTCACAGTGGTGCAAATATTACACATAATCATACAGTCACTGGCGGTTCTGTAGAGAACAACTTACAGTATACTAGAGCTGCGACTACCATTAATTATAACGGATCTAGTGCAACTGCTAACATCCAGGCAGATGCTAGAAAATCTTTAGATCATTTAACAACACCATACTTAATTTTAGAGTATATCATTAAAATCTGATGTCAAAGTATTACTCTCAAACACAAGCATCTTGGACTGGAGTTCAAGTAGGCACCATTTGTATGATGCCGAAAGATAGCAATGGAGATTATTTTGCTCCTGCAGGATGGCAAGAATGTAATGGCAGAGAATTAGATCCTAATGAGTTTTATGGATTGTATCAAATTATTGGTAATACCTATGGTGGCACTGCTAGTGGTACGATTTATGGACAACTTAGTGGAAAGTATAAAGTACCAGACCTGAGAGATAAAAAAGCTATTGGTACAGGTAGACTTAGACCAGAAGTTAGTTCATCTCCACAATTGGAAGCTCACTTAGGTGGTCCGAGTGGTTATGGTACGAATGTATGTGGAACGTATGGCGGTAAAAACGTTATGCGTATTTCTGATGTTGCCGCTAGAGTGCAAGTTATTGGCAACCCTAGCATTACTTTAAATAAAACATCGCCTACTATTGCCACCTCTTTGGTTGCAAACAGTATCTTGAAGGTGAATAGTGGACATACTTCTAATCACACGGCGCAAAACTATCCATCTCATAGTCACGACCCTACGGGAAAAGCAATTGTAACTAATACTGGAAGTGGTAATAGTAAAACTCTTGATAGAACCAGTCCTGGAAATGGTGAAACTGGGGTTAAAAGTAATTCCAACGTTGCGCACACTTCAAATTTTCAAGATCTAGCTGCAGCTACTGCAGGTAATAGAGCTTTTACATCACAACCTCACGCGCATTGGATAGCTTTTAGCGGTACTATATGGGCTACTACTTCTTATCATAGAAGTTTTGGCGATTCGATCGGAGCCAATGCTGGTAACGCTCACTTGGGCACAGCTTGGGAAGCACAACGAGGCGGTATTGATGCGTGGAGAGCTGCATTCCTTAACGGAGATATTAACAACATAGGTCAATGCCAAGAAAACACTGGAGATTGCATTCTTGAAGCTAAAGCTGGTGGTGGATCTGTAGGACTTACTACTGGTTCGCAACAGGCAAATGCTGATAATGTATCATTTACTTTAGGTGTCAGTGTTGGTTTGAATGCTGACCCTACGATTACTCCTTCCTATCAAGAAACAGCTTATATGATTTTCTTGGGCGTAAGTGCTGCAGCATATGTTGCACCTGCACCACCAGCTGATACTGGAGATAACGTTCCTGGTGATTTTGGACCTCTAGATGAAACAGTTGCCACTGCATCTGGAACTGTTGCAACATCTTTCCAGATTACAGATTGTGATGGTGTTTATAGTTTTACCGTCCTTGTCAAGAAGACTAGTGGAGCTGATGTTGGTGCCACACCAATTAATGTGCAGGGCACAGGTACCAATACTAAGAGTGGATATATTGTTGGTGATACTGTATCGATGGTACTTGAAGGTCCTGCATTAGGTGGGACAGCTGCTAATTATACGATTGAAATTTATGATGGTACTAACTTAGTTAAAACAGGAACTGCCAGCGTAACATATGCTGTTGCTCCAGTAGTTACGATATCGGCACTACCTTCTCTTGTCGAACCTGGAAGCGCCACAAGCATTACTTATGCTGCTCCTGGTGCAACATCTCTTGTCGGATCTAACTTTGGTGCTACTGTCCCGACAGGTGAAACAATTTCTATTATTCCAACTGCTGATATAACATATTCAGTTACTGTTAGTAATGCATATGGTCAGACAACAGCAACTATTCCCGTTACACTTAATATTGGTGCAGCACCAACGATCGCTCTTACAGCGACACCACAGACAATTGATTATAATGGATTTACACGTGTTCAATACGCTTCTCCAGATTCTGATACATTTGTTGGCAGTGACATTCCTGGAGTCAATGATCCTAAAGAAGCTTTTGCAGACGTTCAACTTACGGCAGACACTTCGTACTACGTTACGTTGAGTAATGCGAATGGATCTACTACAGAGAATATAACTGTTACGGTCAATCCTCTTGCTCAACCAGTAGTAACGATGACATCTGATATTAATTCTATTAATATAGGTGCTGATCCTGGCGCACAAATTGAACTTACGATTAGTGGAGCTGATAGTGTTACGTACTCTTCCGTTCCTGCAAATACAATATGGAATTCTTTGACATCTCTGGGTGGAACTACCATCAGTATATCGCCAGATGTTAGTACACAATTTATTATTGCTGCTACAAATGCTGCTGGTACTACTACGGAAAATGTTACTATATCCGTAACTCAACTACCTACAGTTGTCCTATCTGCTGTACCAGCTGTCCTTGAGATTGGCACTGGAGCAACAAATCCTGTTTCCACGTCTACTTTGACTTGGACATCTACAGATGCTACTACTGTTGTAAGTTCTAGTTTCGGTGCATCTACTGTTAGTGGTACTACTACTGTTTCTCCGACAGAGACTACACTCTATGATATCGATGTGTCTGGTCCTGCAGGAGTTGCTGATGCTGAAGTAACAGTGACCGTGAATTGCACCACTGGTACGGGTACAAGTGCTGCAGGTTATGGTGACACATTCTTTGGTTATCTCAAGTATAATGATGGTACCCTTAACGCATTTAACGCTGGTCAGAATCGATACTTTGTTCAGACTACCAATTCTTCATATGCAAATACTACAGCTGTAGGTACATTTACATACGGTCAGATTGGTACGCAAATTCTCGGTAGTTATCAGGTTATTCTTGATAGAAGACCTGATGCTGTTGCCTTTGATGGTTGGATGAACAACTTCATCAATAATTTCGGTACCACATACAATAACTTGACAGATCTGAACACTGCGATCTATAATGATGCTAATGGTATCGGAGTTGGTACCAGCAATGAAATTGCTCTCAGGGCAACCTATGGTGGTCTTGAGGGTAACTACACAGAATGCGGACTTAAAATCGTTTAATTAATGGACATTACACCTATTCGTCCTCTAGAGCTGATGCTCGATGAGAACTTGACTAAATCAAACTTTGATGATTTTATTGGTGTTTGGGATAGTTTTATGCCCAAATCCGAGTGTCAGAAATATATTGATTGGTTTGATGATCTAGAATCTCACGCTAGTGTTATCGGATCCTCAATGGATAACGGTGATATTGCTGACGGTAGATTTCAGTTTCCTCAAGGGAAGCAGGGTAGATATGATAAACAAACCCTGATTACTCATCAAAATCTTGAGTTGCAGCAATGCACTAATCAATATTTGGCATCAACTGTTGAACATTACATTGGTGAGTTTCCACAGCTTGCAGGCGAATCACTGATTAGTAGTTGCATCAAGTTGCAAAAAACAGAGGAAGGTGGTGGATATCACGTCTGGCATTATGAGGCTATGGGTCTTAACCATTCTTCTCGGTGTTTAGTGTGGGCGATATATTTGAATGATGATTATGAAGCTGGTGAGACTGAGTTTTTGATGCAAAAACGTCGGGTTAAACCTCCTGCAGGAACTGTTGTAGTTTGGCCAGCTGGTTTTACGCATCCCCACAGAGGAAATACAGTATTAAAAGGCAATAAATATATCTTGACTGGTTGGTACTATCACAACGCATAAAATGGCAAGAGATTTTGGAAAAGCAGCATTAGTTATTAACAATATTCAGAAGGTGATTGGTACGTACCACGCTCCTTTTGGAACTACTCTCTTCTTTGATATTGGCGAAGAATATAATACATTAGTGGCACCTCTTTTGGTTGGCATTTGGGATGTTCCTGGTGTTGATCAATTTGAGATGATGTACTATTGGTTATCTTCAGATGATGGGGACGGAATTATCTCACCATCTTTTTATATCACAGAGAACACAGAGTGTTCTGGAGAGATTCCTAGTAACTATAATAAAACGCCTCTGAATGGTGGTCCTAGTACGGCAGAAGCAGATAAGATTTACAATGCTCTTAGGACTAGACTAGAAGAACTTACGGCAGAGCATATTGCAGCTGAGGCGGCAGTTGTAGAAGAACAATTTGATGCTCACAGATACCTTACCGAAGGTGTTCCTGAGAATATGAAAACATTGAAGCACGCGAGACACACTCGTCTACTTGATTGTGATTGGACCCAGATGGCTGATTCTCCTCTTACTGATGAGAAAAAAGCTGAATGGGCAGCATATCGTACATTACTTAGAGATCTTCCTGCTGCTCAAACAGATGATCCCTACGATCCTGAAAACTTTACTGGTTGGCCTACTAAACCCTCTTAATTATGTTTTATCGTTATGAACTTTTGAATTCCGTCCAAGTCGGGCATATATTAAATCTTTGTGATGCTGGTACCTGGGAGGATGGTAAAGAATCTGGCAGTAGCGATAAACGAGTAAAGAATAATTTCCAAATAGACAAACAGTCTGCATATGCGTGCTGGAGTATATTGGAAGGTTCTATGGATAATTGCGATGTTGTACGCGACTCAATGCTGAGCTGTGCTTATACGTTACCACATTTTTGTAAGTATGGTGTAGGATGCCATTATGATTGGCATACCGATCACGCACATATGGGTTCTAATCAAGATTTACGATCTGATGTTAGTACCACAGTTTTTTTAAATGAAGACTATGAAGGTGGGGAATTGGAGATTAAACTTGGCACTGAACTGATTAGTGTTAAGTTACCAGCAGGGTGGGCATTTAGTTACCCTACTGGAATACCACATAGAGTTAAACCTGTAACTGCTGGTGAAAGGAAAGTAGCAGTGCTTTGGGCTCAGTCTAGACTCAAAGATCCTATGGATCGTCTGGCATTTGCAAGAATGCAAGAATGTATTACTAATACAGAATACAGTCCAGATTCTCCTGAATGGGAAATGGTTAGAATCATAGACGAACAGAAAATGCATTTACTACGAACTAAAGGCGATCTGAGATCATAAATAACTTTCAGGGAAAGTACTGTATTCAATTCGTGCAATGAGCAATAGAATTATTGCGAGAATTTCTAAGGAAAATCAAGCCAGCGCTGTCATCGAAAGAGCGAAACAGCGTTTTACATCACTTCAGAACACCGAAGATCTGAGTCGTCTTAAGACTTTATTCTTAGATTTCGACGTAAAAGACGATAACTTTGTACAAATATTAAAGGGAGATGAATTCCCTGAGGTTATTGGAGCTGTTTGGGATAGAGAAATTTACCTAACGGGGGTAGAAACTGATGATTCACAGACATATGGATTAGAAGAAGTTGATGTGCAAGGTGGTTCTTTTGATAGAAGAGCAATTGCAGAGTCTTTATCAACTGACAACGAAGACATTGATGCGCTAGCACGTCAAATTAAACCTAGCGATTACGGCAACGTTATTCCTTATAACGTTGGTTCTGGTACTCAGTATTCAATCGCTGCTACTGTTGTTAATACTACTAGTGGTCCTAAGTTATACATCAACGGATCACAAGCTCCTGACCTGACATATGTTTTTCCTGGACACGAATTAGTTATTGATGTTTCTGATAACTCTAACTTTGGTTATACTTTAGCTTTCTCTGAGACTCCTGATGGTACTCATAATGGCGGTACTAACTATGTGGTTGGTGTCTCCAGAACTGCTACTCCTGGTACCACTGGTGCTGAAGTAACACTAACTGTTTCGCAGACAACTCCGCAGCAGCTTTATCTTTATGCTAACGAAACCTCAAGAGTTGGTTTGCGTGGCGGTGGATTCTTAAATGCTACCGATCATTGTAAAGTCGCAATCTTTAGTAAGTGGTATCTTGCACGTATCACTCAGCAACAAAATTCACTGAATTATGGTCTGTACTCTTACACCGAGCACGGTGAGGGTGTTGACTGTTATGTTATTGATACTGGTATTCGTGGTGCATCACGTCCTACTAACGTTACTGGTGCTAACTTGCACCCTGAACTATTCCACCCTGATTATGCTGATGACTACAATACTGCTATTAATCAGGCTGAATATCGTGTCTATGAAGTTCCTGGATACAATTCAGGATACACTGTAAATGGTGAGGCAAACTCTAACGAAGATGACAATGGTCACGGTAGTCAATGTGCCATTCTAATTGGTGGTCTGGAGCACGGTGTTGCACGTAAGACTAGATTCTATGCACTGAAATGTCAGAACAGCGCTGGTAGTGGTCTATTGTCCACATATGTGTTTGCTCTACTAGCAATCATCAACCATAACGATCCTGCTCATCCTAACTATAAAGGAAGTACTAGACCAGCTATTATCAATGCTTCTCTGGGTGTTGGTACTATTCCGTCTGAAGTCTATCGTTACGTTCCTCAGAACGAACCTGGATTCGATAGTGGTTCATATGAAGCAGACACTGCTATGGACGACTATGAAAATCTTTGTGTAGAAAACGGAATCGTATTCGTTCGCTCTGCTGGTAACGGTTACGGTTATAACTTTAAGTACGGTGGATTCCAAGCTAAGTTTAATCCTGGTCCTCGTACTGCTGGTCCTCAGGACTACAGATATAATATGGAGGGTATTAGCGACAAGATTTCTGTCGGTGCTACGGCATATAATAATACATTCTCAGGATTCTCAAACTATGGTACTGGTGTTACCACCAGTGGTCCTGGAGAATCAATTTACTGCCCTCAGTATTATTGGAACACCAACAGTTCTTACAGCTCTGTTGGTTCCATTTATTATGCTTATATTCGTGGTACTTCATTCTCTGGTCCTCTGACTGCTGGCGTTATCGCGCAGTATTTGGGCAAGAAAGGATATGAGAACAGAGCAACATATGAAGGCAAATCTGTTCCTAAACTTGCTAAAGAGTGGATTCGTAGAGAAATTGATTGGGATTACGAGAGAACGCAATCCGCTGTTGGTGAAGAATATGGTGGTGGTAGTGTAAACGTTTATCCTACTAATGACATCGATGAGATTACTCTCGATGGCATCAATACTTACATTGCTGTTGGTGCTGGCACCAATGAAATGTCTATCACATTGGGTAGTGAATTCTCTAGATTCGATGCTACTGTTGGTGATAAGATGCAGTTCCGTATCCCTGAGGCAGTTCCTTCAGTGGATATCATCACTGACGTTTGGGTTAGTAGTGATGGATCACCGACAGCAGCATATTATCAAGCTGGCGGATTGTTGAATCTTGTCACTGATAACGATCCTGCTCCTGGTCTTGCTGGTGTATTCCCTTCTGGTGGTACTACTGGTTATGTTTCTACCTTGTCTATCCAGAATCAAGGTTCTGGTTATACTATTGTCCCATCTGTTGCATTTACTGGTGGTGGCGGTACTGGTGCAACTGCAACCGCAGACATCACACTGACTGGTGGTAATATTACAAGCATCAACGTTGATCAAAGTGGTGCTGGATATACCGAAGCTCCTACTGTTGATATCGCTGGTGATGGTACTGGCGCAACTGCAACAGCTGTTATCTCTCTAACTGGTGGTGGTATTGATTCTGTTACGGTTACTAATGGTGGTTCTGGTTATAATCCTCTAAACCTTCCTGCAGTTACATTTACTGGTGGTGGTGGATCTGGTGCTACTGCTGTAGCTGTCATTACTGATGGTATCGTTAGTGCGGTTAATATTTCTAATCCTGGATCAGGATATTCTGAGGCACCTACTGTTGGCATTGCAATCTCTGCTGCAGCTAATCAAGGTAACACTATCCACGCTCCTGATAGTTCTTTCGTGTCTGGCGGTGGTTCTACTACCTCTTCGTCACTGAATCAGACTACAAGATTGCTAACGGTTATTGCAGATAACCTGCCTCAACCTGCATTGTATGGAGCTTTCCCAAATAGCAATAACTCCAATACTATTACAGGTCAGTCTTACAACCATACCTGGGTTTATCGTGGTGGTAGAAATATTTCCGATGAATCTCCTACATCTACTTTAGCTCAACCTTCTATTGGTATGGCGCTGAATGGTGTACAACTGCGTCATCTTTCGCACGGTTTGAATGTTGATTTGCCTGATGGTACTGGTTGTCCTGATGGATATACCTTCAACAAAATTTTCAACTCTACTGCATTTGGCGCTGATAATGGTAGCGGTGTTGTAGATGGTTCTGGTATGTATCACTACATTACAGGTAATTTCTTAGTTAATACTTGGAAAGGTTCTTCTACAACCTATACTGTAACCATTAATGATCCTGGTGGTGGTAACAAGTACTACCTTAACAATGGTCTGACACCTAATATCATTCTCACTGAAGGTAATACTTATTACTTTGATCAGAGTGATGTAAGTAACGCTGGTTATCCTTTCAGAATCTCTGAAACTCAGGATGGTGTGCATACTCAAGGCGGTGTTGCATACGAGATTGGATATCGTTATCAAGGTACACCTGGTGACGGTGTATCTGGTACAGGTTTATATCTTCAAGTTCAACCTGACACCCCTAATCTCTACTACTACTGCTCATTGTATTCTGGATACGGCAATGCTGCATCTGTGACTACAACTACAAACACTGCAGCTCTTCCTTCGCATACAACTGCAGATATTATTAATGCAACTCATCACTCTCCTGTGATTGGTTATGCATACGATGGTTATCCAATCTACGGTCCTATTGGTTATTCAAGTCCTGGTTCACCCACCACACTTTCAAGAATGCAAAGTTCTTGGGGTGTTAAGGGAGAGCGTGATGGGACACAATATAGTGGATCTACGTACACCTGGGGTGTTACTGCTGATGATAGCTTAGACTTTGATTTTACTGGAGAAGCAATTGGTAGTGATATTGCAATCGCTGCTAACATTGGCGACAACCTTGTGTTCAACGTCAATGCTTCTTATACTACTGGTGGTGGCGGTGGTAGTACACCTGCAACTTATAACTTAGTTGTTACTGCAAGTGGTTTTAGCGATTACACTGTCTCTGGTTCTGATAGAACTGGCAACGTTAGTGGATCTGATCCTAGTCTGACATTCTATGAAGGTGATACTATTAACTTCACGGTGTCTGCATCTGGTCACCCATTCTATCTAAAAACTGCAGCTGGTACTGGTACTGGCAATCAAATCTCTGGTGTTAGTAATCAAGGTACTCAGTCTGGTACTGTCGCTTGGACTCCAGGTATTGGTTCTGCTGGTACTTACTATTATCAGTGTGAGTATCACGGCGGTATGGTCGGTACTATCACTATCCAGTCTGCTGGTGGTGGCGGTGGAACTACAATTACTCATCCTTTCTGGATTCAGAAAGTTCCTGCACCTTATAACCCTGCACAAGTTGTTGCTGGTGTTGTTAACAATGGTAGCTACAATGCTACGTTGTTGTGGAGTACTACAACTACAGCCCCTGGAACTTATTATTACGTCTGCGAAAATCATCAGGCAATGACAGGTACGATTACTCTGACTGAACCAGTTGGTTATGCTCCGTCTACTACGGCATATCCGATGGGTTCATTTGTGGAAGACTATCAGTACCTTGGTGGTGGCAACTTAGATCGTTGCAATGGTCGCTACTGTGTCACTCCTGAATTCCCTGGCGGCACATATGCATACTTCACTACATTCGATGCTTCTGCTAATCCTGCATTCCCATATATTCTAGGAGATAGGTACTACGGCGAACCAGTCACTGAAGCTGACACTGCACCGCAAAACCCAATCTTTGAGCAACCTGCATCTTCTGTGTGTACGATTGGTACACAAATTGGTGTAGTTGATACTATTAATGTAACTGATCAAGGTGTTGGTTATACTTACGCTAACATCACATTTAGTGGTGGCGGCGGTGTTGGTACAGTAGCATCTCCTAATATCTCAGTGCTAGATGGTTATGTTTCTGGTCTTAACTTGATTGAACAGGGTTCTGGATACACAACTTCTCCTACTGTTACTATTAATCCTCCAAACGTTAGTGGTGGTGTGCAAGCAACATCTGTTGCACAGATTGCTATTACTGCAGGTAACCCAAATAGTATTGATAAGCAATCCTTTAACCAGAACTTTAACTGGAGAGGTGGTACTAACTATGCATCTGCCAGCTTGGTAGAGATGAAGCCTTTACGCAGTGTAAATGCTTTCGGTATTACTACTACTGGTACATTCCTGTACCACTATTCCTTCGAGAATGGTCCTACTCCTGGTTGGACATACAATACAGTTACTAATGGTAACCTCGTGGGTGAAGACTCTTATGGTGGTTATCCAAGTGCTGCTAACGTTTATGGTTATAACTCAAGCAAACTGTTGAGTGCATACGGCACCGTTGCTGTTTCTGGTTCTAACTATCTGTCTCAATCTTACTACGATCTAGGATATCGTACTGTTAACTATATTATTACCACTGATACTAAGTCAGCATCAGCTCCTTACTACAATCAAGGTAGTCTTAATAACTATGTACTCCGTGGTGATACGTACACCGTTAACGTTGAAGCTCCACAACTGGACTTCACTAGAGGTAACACTTACATCTTTGATCTAAGTGATTCTTCTAATGATAATCACCCGATGTACTTCTCCACCACTGATGATGGTATTCATAATGGTGGTGTTCGTTATAGCGATGGTGTTACTTACAGATTGGATGGTGCTGCAGTTGATGCTGTTACTTTCAGCAATAGCTTCAATAGTGCTACTACTCGTACGGTTACAATCGTTGTTCCTCAAAACTCTCCTGCATTGCTGTATTATGTCTGTGTGAATCATCCACGTATGGGTAATCAATCTGTCGTGAACAGCAATGTTCAGGGTGATTACAAGCGTCATACTAACGGTCACTCCAAGATTCTTGGTATGACATTTGACGGTTATCCAATCTATGGTCCTTACGGTTATTCTGATCGTGATGACAATAGCAGTGCGGTTATTCGTATGAAGCCTGCATATCTGCCGAAACTAGAGAATAGAGTTCCTGATATGTTTGGATCACGTCCAGACAAAACAACCTATCCTATTGGATCTTTTAACGAAGACTTTGAATTCCAAGGCGGTAGCGAAGAAGATAATATTACTGACATTACTTACAATGTTCAAGCTGCAGCTGCTACTGTTAGTGGTAGTGGTGGTCGCTATTATATCTCTGGTGGAACATTAAGTGGTTCTGCTGAGAAACCATCATTTAACTTTAAGAAAGGTAGAAAGTATACCTTTAACCTTTCTGATAGTTCAAATACCAGCCATATGATGCTGCTATCAACTAATGGTGATGCTCAAGCACAAGGTTGGCACGTTGCAGGATCGTCTCCTGGTGATGTTAACGCTGTTTATACAATCGGTGTTGTGTACAAGTTGGAAGATGTTGTAGTAACATATTCTGAATATGTCGCAGGATTTGACACTGCTACTTTGAGAAGCATTGAGTATACTCCTGCATCAAATGCTCCCCACGTGTTGTACTACTTCTGCTACAATCACTCTAATATGGGTGAGCGTATTATCATCGGTGACGTTGATAGCAGAAATGGTCGCTACTGTGTGACACCTGACTATCCGAATGGAACCTATGCTTACTTCATCACTGAAGATCAGAATGGAGCTCCTGCATATCCTTACATAATGGGTGACTACTTCTACTCAGATCCTGTCTATCCTGGTGGTAATGCTGTAGAAGGATCCTCCTATGTCTATGACATTGGTGGTGTGCAATTCAACGTGCTTCAGAGATACTGGCAAACCATTACTGATGTTGATACTGCTAACAGCAGAATTACAATTGAACCTGATGCTGCTCAGTTTACTGGTGTTCAGTCTGAAACTGGTGGCAATCTGATCAAGATTGCTAATTTGAACGGTACTCATCAACGTGCTGATGGTATCCAACGCTGGATGGATGAAAATCCTGTTGGCAACAAACTATATTTCCAGACTGAAGCTCAAGAAGATGCTGGAAATGGTGAAGGTGATGAGATCGTTTACCTTCCTACAGATAAGGGTGTTGATGGCGGTTATGTTCGCGGTCTGTTCTCTCCTTATATCAACCTGTTGACCACGTGGTACACACCTGCAGGTGCTTTGGGTACATTTAACATCGGTGATGTTATCAACCTTCAGCTTGGTGTTTCTTTCTTAAGAACATATGCTGCAGAGACAATTCTCGATAGAGATTATTCACTGACTGGTGATTCTATTGTTGGTACTGGTCTTGCATTCGATACCGAAACTGGTGTCTTGAGTGGTACGTTGATCAACAACACAACCCTTGACTTGACACTGACTGTAGAAGAAAATATTTCTGGTCAGACTCAAGAGTATACTATTCAGCTTACTAACACTACTGTTACAGTACAGAATGTTGCGCTGAAGACTGGTGGTGCTTCGAGAACAATTGATTACTTGACTGTCACTAAGAAAGACGGACAACCTAATGATGATCTTATCTGGGAAGAGAATAAGTGGTATTCACGTCCTCTGAGCTATAAGTCATTCAGTGTTCTTGCATATCAAACTGGTTATGAAAATACTCAATTTGATTATCTTCCTCAGTGGCAAATTTGGGGAGATAAAGGTGCAGGTTTCATATGGCATAACATTAACGAGTATTCTACTGGTCCTGTTGCTGCTGGTCAATCTTGTCAGATTGAAGAAGGCGATTGGTTCGAGAATAATTTGGCAGCGAGAGATCAATTCTACTCTTACAATGAGACTTTTGAAGATGTCACAGGACACGAAATTGCAATCTCTTTCCTCATTGTTAACAAATGGTGGAATTATGATCAAGATTTCTTCCGCCTCAAGATGCGTTATCGCTTGACATTCAATCTAGTTGCTACTGGTAATGACTATGCTACTGTCATTAACGAGTCTGGTTCTACTGTGTTTGAAGTACCCAAAGGTGCTACGTATCGCTTTGATATTAGCGATGCTTCCTGGGTTGGTAAGAACCTAGAACTGAGAGAATCTGCTACTGGTAGTGCATACATTGGCACTAACGTTAGACGTTACGGTACTCCTGGCACACCAGGTGCTTGGGTCGATCTTATCGTTGATGAAGCTCAAGCTGGTTCTGTCTTCTACTTCGGTCAGGCAGGTGGTACTACATTTGCTACACAGCACCTTGATTTCACCAGCGTATTCAATGCATTGCTTTCCAATACGTTACAGCTTGGTCTTACTAATATCCCTGCAGTTCCTGCACAACCTCTGCTGACAATGGAATCTGGCGCTACATCAATCACTTCGAGTTCTTACTCTGTTGTGACTGAGTATGGTGCTTTAACACACTTCCCTAACACGTTACCGTATCAGTCTAGTAACAAATCCCCTAAGGATGGTCGTTACCCAGTGAATCTTGTTTGTACTGACCAAAACATCGAGTTCAACTGGTACAGAAAGCTTTATAGTTATGATACTTCTACTGGCGTTAAGTCCTATAACTGGGACACTGTTGCTAACACCAGTTCTACTTATGTTCCTCTCAAGTCACCACATTATAGATCCAGGAGAGATTACGGTAACAATACTACTGCATATCATTCTTCTTGTGTTCTCGATGGTGCTAGCATCTACGAAGCGAACTACGTTTCATTCGATGAAGACTTCCCACTTCGTGTGAACTATGGTGGTCCTCAGATTGAAATTCCTGTTCAATCTTCTTCACAACTACAGCCTCCGTTGGCAAACGATGGTACTGTGCTTCGTGTTACTGACCTTCCTTGTAAGGGCATCCCAAGTGGTGTAAATGACCCGTATGCTTATCAAGTTGTGGTTGGTAATGGCGATGCATTATCTTCTGTGTCGAACGAAATCAGTGCTATTGCTAACCCACCTGAAATGGGTATGTGGTGGTATGAGTATGCTAATGGTTGGACTGGTACCGTTTCTAATGGTTATCTGCGTCACGATCAAGGCTTCGTTGATACTACTCTGACTTGTGGCGATTACTTTGGTAACGTCTTAGTTCGCTCTTTCGTTATTGACGTGGGTCCTGCACCTTTGAGTGCACTGCCTTACATTGACATCAACACCTTGCAAGTACAAGATTACTACAAAGGTGCACAGAATCTGACTGTGAGTAACAACCAGTCACAAGATGTGACGGTCTCTTACACAATCGATGCTGGTCAGTTTACCTGGAGATTGCGTCTGATCAATGAGTTCCCTTATATGGAAAACGTTGATAGTGGTACTAGAACTGTTTACACTACAAATAATCCTGCCCACGCTAACGCTCCTACGATTGTTAATACTGGCGACTTCTCTACTTATAGTGGTCAATTGGCCGCGGCAACTGGAGTACTTCGCGAGTGTCCTTTCCGTGGTGACACTAACGTCAACCTTCCTGTTGACTTCTCTGTTAAGAATGACATTCAACCTGCTATCTTCCCTGCACGTGGTACTCAAAAGGTCTACACATTGTGGGTGGAGCTGGTTGAGTCTCCATTCGATTTGGTTGACTTGATTAACCTTGTGGCAGTTGCTGATCCTTGCCAGGACCACACTTATGATTTTGCATACACCTCTAACGGTGCTTGCATTACACCATCTAATGATTACTTCTGTAACTTCATTAAACCCCTCCGCGACCGTGGTCACGGTGAACAACCGATCATCGGTATGGAAGGTGTTGCACAAATTAAGGTAACTGATGGAATTGCACCTAGAGCATTGGACTTCCAGATCCCTGCTCCGTGGCCAGTTCTGTTCTCTTACCTAGGCGATTGTAACCCCACTTGCGCATAAATTAAAGTATAGCAAACAAGCAAAATGGCATTAATTTACCCACCAGCGTTGGGAAGCATTCCGTCACCATCTTCCCTAACTCCCACATTGAACGCTACAACGTTCTTTGGGGAAGCTGGAGTTGGTACTCACGACTCGACAGACTGGCAAGTCGCCACATCGGATACCTTCTCATCAGCATCATTAGTTTACAATCAGAATGATACTGTCAACTTAAATAGTCTGACAATTCCAGCTGCTACGTTAGTATCTGACACGTTCTATTATGTTCGTGTTAGACATCGCGATGATGCATCTGAGATTTCTAACTGGTCACAGGTAGCAGAATTTAACACGGGTCTTCCAATTGAAACACCTGTTGTTACTATCTCTTCTCCAACCCCATTGATTCCTGTTATTACATCATCTGCATTTGTTGGTGGTAATACTCACACTAGAACTGATTGGCAGATCGCTAGCGATCTTCTCTTTACTACTATAGTTGAGGAGCTGATCGATTCACCCTCAAGTCTGACGCAATATACTCCACAAACTCTTTCATATAATAATCTATATTATGTGAGAATAAGATATAAGGATAACCTGGGTACGTACTCAAGTTATAGTAGTCCAGTATCATTCTATACTGACACTCAGATTAATGTTAACCCTAAGATTAATCGTCCTGCTATTCTTTCTCCTGTAGCTGATGCTTCTAATGTAATCATTACACCTACAATTACATCCAGTGGATTTACTGGTAGTAATGGTGCTACTCACGTATCAAGTACCTGGGAAGTTGCATTTTCTCCTACATTTGGTAGCAGCTCAGGCAGTGCACCTGGAGCATCTGGTGCACCATCACCACAGATTGATAATACTAGTGGTCTTGTACATAGAGCACAGAATGACATTAACAATAAGACAAGTCTCACTCTTTCTTTAGGTATCCTAGAAGAAGCTAAGACATACTTTGTACGTGTTCGTTACGAGTATGTTGACTTGCAGGCACAGTATTGGTATTCTGAATGGTCAGAACCTGTACAGTTTAATACTGTTGCTGTTCCTGGAGAAATACAGTGTCCGTTTGTTAGTAGTGTTATCGAATCTACTATCTACGATAGACTAGACGTGGTTACATCACCATTTGTTGCTACACAATCAACGACACAATCACACATTAATAGTGACTGGCAAGTTGCAACTGATGCAGCTTTCGCCAATCTAGTGATCGTTGCAACAGAAGATAATACAAACAAAACTACATTCCCAATTCCTCTTGACTCTATTCGTCCTTCCACTAACTATTACGTTAGGGTTCGTTATTATAATAGCAGCATCTACTCTGCTTATTCAGCAGGGTATGTATTCCAGTCGCCTTCAACCGCAACTGGTACGCTGCAAGACTTCACAAGAGTCCAGACAGACACACTAGATGATCTTTCGGTGTCAACCAATAAGATCATTAACCTAAGTGTAACGACACCAAAACTTGCAGATGATGCTGTCACTGCAGCTAAAATTGCTCAGGGTGGTATTATTACAGATAACCTCCAAAATGGAGCTGTAACTGAACCTAAATTGAATCAAACCCCTGGATCTCAAGCAGTTACTGCAGCTACAATGCGTGACAGTGCTGTAGAGACATCTAAACTTGATAATGGCGCTGTAACATCACCTAAGATTGATATCAGTGGTGCTGTTGATCCTGCAGCACCCACAGTGGGTCAAGTATTCTATAATACTGCTCAAAGTACATTCAAGACTTATAACGGTGCAAACTGGAAAGAGTCTGGTGATGCTGGTGATTATTACATCATTCGCAAACCTCAACCAGGTGATACAAACTTAACAATTGTATATGCTGGTAGACAAACAAACGTTTCTTATGCCGAATATTCATCTAATTTGAATACACACCAGTTCTTCGCACCAAGCGGTCTGGAATTCAATATAGATAGTAGTGGGCATCTTGTCGTCACAGTAAGATAAATGGCAGAATTTTTCATCGACGTTGGTAAGATTAAACTTACTTGGCAAGGCAACTGGTCATCTTCCACAGACTATGTGGTTGATGATCTAGTATGGTATGACGACGGAAGTACCGTTAGTACTTACATTTGCGTTGCTGCACATACAAATCAAGGACCATCAGTCACTGGTACAGTAAACACTGGTTACTGGAATCTATTTGCTGGTGGTGGTCTCGCTGGTGGTTTGCAACCTGGTGGTACCACATCTAATCAGGTTCAGTATCGATCTGGTTTAGCACTGGGTGCTGAAGCTGGATTTACATTTGATCCTGCTACTGATCTTCTCTCAGTTCCTTCGATTGCAGTGACTGGTAGTGCTGCAGGATCTCCTGCATATGATCTGGATGTTACGGGAACGTTCCGTGCTAGTAGTATCTGGGAAGGTGCTAATCAGCTCACATATAATATTAGTGGACCTCAAATCACTAGTGGCACTATTGATAACGCAAGATTGCCTGCTACTATCACTGCCACTACTATAGCTTCTAGTACAGGATTTTCTGTTAAAACTAGTGGTTTGATGTTTGATTCAACCAATGATCGTGTTGGTGTTGGTACATCTGTGCCTGCTGTACGATTGGACGTTAAATCAATTGCAACTGCAACTGCAGATGATGTAGTCGCTCGCTTTAGATCTGATCATACCAATGCATTTGGTACGTTCATTGAGGTGATGCCAAACACATCACAGGCACAAAAATCTGGTGTTCATTTACATAAAAACTCACTAAGAAATGAACCAGTTTCCTTGGTTAATGACGGTGGTGTCTTTACTTTATCTAATGCAGATACTAGTGCTCCTACGGTCAATATGGATCTGGGTGGTACTAACAAGTTTATGCTGACCTCTGCTTTATTGCAAGTCAATACTCCAATTAGAATTAATGGTTGCTTTGATGAAGCTGTAAGTAATGTTACTATCGCTTCTGGAGTAGTCGATCTTGATGCAACAACTGCTTCTGTGTTTACTATTACACGGACAGAGATCATCAGTTCTATGACTGTTACTCTACCTGAAAACTCTCGTGCTGTCTCTATTACATTGGTAATGACATCTAACGGTAGTTACAGTGTAGCTTGGCCAACCAATACTAAATGGGCAAGTGGTACAATTCCTACGATGTCCACAACTTCAGGTAGAATTGATGTTGTTACTCTATCTACTACTAACAATGGTCTTTCTTGGCTTGGTTTTGTTGGAGGATTAGATTTCCAATGAGTCCTCCGATTGGTTTTTCAAAAGGTGTTATTTTTGCAGCAGGATCTGGTGGTGGTGGAGCTAATTTGGGTCCACTTTCTTGGAATTATGCTAATAATGCGGCACTTCCTCAACAATCAACTGGATCTATAGTATCTTTTGTTATAGCAGAGAATGTTGATGTATATCGTTTAGATGGCAATCTCTTACCTGGATTGTCATTAGGGACAAATGGAGCTTATGAGTTAGTTCTTTCTGGAACTACCTCAGCATTTGGATATGCAGGAAACCAGGTGAATGAGGGTAATAATTATACTTTAAGAGCTTCAGATTTTGGGTCAACATTTAGTTTCACTATTACTATTGATGGTGAAACTAGAGACTTCACTCAAAGACAGATTGGTTCTACTCTAATTGCTAAACAATTTGAATCGTATGGCACACCTAATGCAAGTTGGAGTGGATTAACATCGCAGCAGCAAGATGCAACTCAGACCATAACTGCATCCACTGGTGGATGTAATTCTGGATCACAATTACTATCTAATGGTGGTGTATCTGAAGTTACTGTAAATTCTAACAATGGTTCTTATGGCGACCCTTGTCAAGGCACGTACAAACGTTGTTTTGTCTACTATACAATCTAATAGCCCATAAATAAACTAAGAGAACAAGTATCCTTGAGTTAGATGGCTCTCACAATCGATGTTGGCAAGATTAAAATTAAGTGGAGAGGTACTTACGCTGGTGCCACCGCTTATGAGATAGATGATGCCGTTAGTTATTATGACGGTGCTACTACCTCTGCATATATTTGTGTCACGGACACTACTGGAAACGTACCATCTACAAACAATGCGGTTGATTCGCACTGGGAATACTTAGCACGTGGTACTGAGTCTGCTTCAGGTGGTGATGCAGATGGTCAAGTACAATATAAATCTGGCACTGGGTTTGGTGGAGAAACAGGATTCAGTTATGATGCTGCGACTGATACACTTACAGCACCCAATGCCACTATTACAGGTAATCTCACTGTCAGTGGAACAACTACAACAGTTGATACCACTAACACAACAATTGCAGACAACACAATTGTTCTGAACAGTGGTGAGACTGGAGCTGGTGTTACTCACGCTGATGGTGTTGCTGGTGTCGAAGTTGAGCGAGGCACGTCACTAAACTCTAAAGTAGTATGGGATGAAAGTGCTGATTACTTCACTCATTTGGTTGGATCAAATCCTGCTAGAGTTCACGTCGCATCTTATTCTGAAACTGTCGTTCTAGATTCAATTGGCACAGGCAATGTTTCTATTGACCTGTCTCAGTCTGCTATCCATACAGTTAGTCTTACTGAGGATATTACCACTTTCCAGGTTACTGGAGAGCAAGCAGGTGCATCTACCAGCTTTGTTCTTGTGTTGACACAAGATAGTACTGGCGGTAGAACTGTTGATCTAAGTACATTTGTTGGCAGAACTGTTAAATGGGCAGGTGCAGTGGTTCCTACTGTTTCATCTAACCCTAACGCGACTGACATTTTCCTCTTTACCACATTTAACGGCGGTACTGTTTACTACGGGTTCACATCTGGTCAGGAGTTCTGATAAATGCCTTTATTCGCAGCTAAAGGGATGATGTCGTCTGGTGGCGGCGGAAATTTCTATACCCTTGTAGAAGCAAAGCGCGACACACACGATAATTCCAGTTATAGACAACCATCTGGAATGTATGATGTCGCCACCTCATCATCTGGTGAGGTGTACACTGTTAATGGAGAAAGAAATACTCTTACTGGTTTATACAACACTGTAGTTGCCAAGATTGGTGCTATTGGTGCTGTTTCTTGGCAGTATACATTTTCATCTGCCAATAATGTATATCCCTGTGCTTTAGCTTGTAACACAACAGACAATAGTATCTTTGTCTGTTTTATGGTGACCACAAATGAGAACGGTGTCAATAACTATAACTTAAAGCGTTTTAATTATTCCAACGTTGGGTGGAATGACTCCACCAATGATGCGACCTATCATATTATGAAGATCAGCTCTGCTGGTAACAGAGTATGGGAGAACATCTGGAATTCATCTAACTCTGCAACATATCCTGCATCAATCAATAATCTCAACGTATCAAATAATTTTGAACACGCTAATGTGTTTGAGAATAGAAATGATACTAGCAGTGAGATGTGTACTGCCAAGATGGGTGCACCTGATCTTAAGATTACTAAGGTAAGATCATATCGTGGTACTGGATTTGAATCAAGCGAACCTCGTCATCCTCAACAGGATACGATGCACGACTCTCAGAGTAACTTTGTTAATCCTACAACTGATAACCTAGTTAATCTTGGATATGCATTTGGTGGTGAAGAAAGCTATGAAGCATTCTCACTTGACGGTCCTGCATTTGGTGGGCGTCCACAATCAACATCAAACATTGCAATTGATATTGCCAATGAGAAATTTTATATCCTAGTAGCAGGTAATGCTACCACTACAGATCTATCAAAGTCTCGTAGTACATTGCAAGCACTTCAGATTCCCTTCAATGGGGTAGCTGTGCAAGCGAAAGAATTAGTGTATCCTGGTGGGTGGGATCAGAATGCAAAGATCACCCTTGATAAAGATGGTAAGTTGTTGATTCCTTGGACTGGAACTAACAAAGAAGAATTATATAAGAACCAAACTGCTTCTAATTATCTCGGACTATTTGATACTGGTACTACCACTGATAACATTAACACTGGCAACACTGGCGCATTTATGCGTGTTGACTGGGATAATGATGACTTTGATTTTACTTGGTATGCTAAGGATGGTACTGCACCAGTCAAAGTTTGTAAGGTTGAACCAGAGCCTACATCAGAAGGTACAGTTTACGAATATGTTTCCACTGGTGGTCTAACTCCAGCACCAAACGTTATTCTTGGTAGATATACCGCTAGTAGAGATAATCAACCACAGTCTACTCGTGTACAGATAGGTCGTCACTCTAACCTTATTCAGCTGAATAAGAAGAACATTGGCACCAATGCAATTGATTGGGTAAGAACATTCTTTGCAGTTCCTAATTCTAGCATTAGGGATATGAACAACTACTTTAACAATGGTAGTACTAATGATAGAGGCACTGCATTCACTGCAGATATCCACTTTGCTGATAGTAAGGTTTTTGCAAATGGTATCTATTACGTAGGAAACGTAGTTTTATCAAACCACGGTCCTTCAGGAAGTACATATACTAACAAACTTAGTTACTTTGGATTTGTTGCAAAAATCAAATTTGATGGAACTATTGATTACATCAGAGAAGTTAGAGGGCTGAAAGATGTAGTCTCAAGTCCAACTGAGAAACCTAAGTATGAGTACGAACCACTAACTGATGGTGGTGTGTTGTTGGATAGCATTAACTTTGATGCGTTCAACAATATGATTCTCACTGCTCGTACGTTCAGTGATAGAATGATAGGTACAGTTGGTAACTACATTGATAATGTAATCCTCAAGCTGCCTCACAATGGTGACCTGATTGGTCCTATCCTTGTCGAAGATGCGGAGCATAATGTAACTAGAAGATTCTCATATACTCCTGCTAGTACTGTTAGATGTTGGGAAGAAACAAAGTATGATACTACCATCACTAATGCTACTAACCTTGAAACATATAAGCTGCTAAGATGTTGTGCTCTGTGGAATACACACGCAAGCAATGCAACTAACCCCACAAGTCTTGGCAACGTAAGTACACAAGGAAATTACAATGCTTGGATGGCATCTGGTGCTAGATTAGTGACATTGGATAATGGTACATATGCTGGTAGATTCTTATGGCAGGGACCAACAACTAACCTGCAGATTGATAGCACTTCCAATAGACAATGGGATCGTGCTGATCGTAGAAGCTCTTCTAACATCTTCTTACAAACATATGAAGAGACTACAGAGACTAGTGCAATTGAAGTACAGAAGTCTTGTGGTGCATATGTTTATGTTGACCAGACAGTTAACACTGACAATGCAAAGACAGACTTCGATGTTTCTAGTTACGCCAAGTCTAATGCTGCTGGTGTTCTAGGTGATATACAAGAGATATCTAAGCAAGAGAATTTCAATGCAATGGTATCTGTATCTCAGTATTGGGATGGTAACACTGGACTGCGCAAGCAATTGCTAACTCGTCACACTCCTACTGGTGGTGTTGAGTCTCGTATCTATGACACGGGCTTTAACACTTACCCTAAAGATGTATGTGTGGATGAAGTTGGTAACATCTATACAGTTGGTTGGACTGCTGATACAACTAACAGCAACAACTTTGGTTGTGGTTATATCACTTGTTACAATAAGGATATGACATTCCAGTGGGATTATCAGTATGTCAATTCTGATGCTACCACACTCGACACAGCAACAGAGAACTTCCAGATCCACGCTTGTGCTGTCACTTTAGATACATCTAATACTGCAGTATTGTTTATTGGTGGTCATTACTCACGAACCTCTAGTGGTACTAATACACAGTATGGAGCTATAGCTTCTATTCCTCTCAGTATTACTGGTTCAGGTGGTGCTACTGTTGTTGGTATGGGTAACAGCAGTGGAACTATTCTACTGGGTGGTGCTCAATCAGGTAACGCTGTTGATGGTGTGTTTGGCATCGATGTTACTCAAGTCAATAGTACTGATGGCAACCGCTTGTATGTTGGTTACGCAGGTAAGACTTACGACAGTACAGGTACAACCACACGTGGTATGTACGGTGTAACTAAATGGAATGGAATTACTCCTGTTACAACTGCTAGTGAGAACTGGGCATACATTGTTGGTGATGATCTAAGACTCTCGACATTTGCATTCAGCAAGGGTGTTGATGATTATGATAAACAGCTCAATGATTTCGGTCTTAAGTTTGCTGTTGGTGGTGATGAAACTCAAGCAGGTGACACCAATGCTGTTGTGATTGTTGGTAATATTAGAAGACGCGCTGGTGGTTCTAAGTCACATAATGATGGTCCTCACAGCTCAACATCGTTTGTTATTAACAATGGTAATGGTGCTGACATCGTTAAAGACTTGCGCTTTGGATTTGTGGAAACTCCTGGAATCCAGCAATTGGATGATAACAGTGGTTCACGTGATGACAAGAGAGATAGTGAGTCTACTATCCAGACTGATGCTGTTAGCACGTTCTACACTAGAGGTTCGTATCAAGATAGATTGTTTGCAGCATTGTCTGTCACCAATCAGTTCTCTCAGCTTGACTCATATGTGTTGGAGTTAACTACTGCATCACTGCCTGAGCGTACTAATGGATACAGAAGAACACCTGATGCTGCTAACATCACACGAGCAGGTAAGATCAGTACGTCTGGTATCACTCAACCAGGTGGTATTGCTGTACTTGGACCACAATATGGTACATTGATGGTTGCATCAACCTGTGCTAACTCTGGTACTCCCAATGATCGTCAGATCTTGACTGCTAAGTTGCCCTTGGATATGTCTAATAAAGATAGTGCATACACCGAGGTTGGTTCGCAGTTTGTATATTGGGATGCAACTGACTTCTCACTCACAATCACAGGTAAAGCTCTGTTTTCTATCGAACTGGATCAACTTGGCACAGCATCATACTATGATGGGACTAGATTCTACTGGGGTAGCACCAGTGCAAATGGATCGTGGTCAACGTATGCTGGTAACACCGTAGCTAATGTGGATAACGAAGGAACATTCACGGTTCGCACAAAAGACTTGCAACAATACAAGCAGTCGTGATATAATGTGTGCGTTGCTAAAAAAGTAAATGGGCGCACATTCTATTCCTCAACCAACCGAAGATATGATGCAATGTCGTGAGATTTCTCTCACGTTGGAGGAGCGGGGTCATCTTAAAGAGATGATCCGAACCTATCGTACTATGTTCTCTGAACAGATGGTTGCATTGAAGTTTAGTGAATCTACTGATATGCAAAAGCGTGAGGTGTTTCGTACAGTTCAACTACGATACAGCGATTCCATCCTAAACAAATTAATTAGTGCCGATTCGTGAACTGTCCACCCCTGCCACTGGCGGGGGTTTTTTGTTGTATACTATGATCATTCGCAATTGACCTGTGACACAAGGCACCCTCCCTCCTCGCCACACACTCAGCGTCAAGGATGCTGCTGCTCTTGAACCCTTCTACCGTGCTCAGCGTGCTCACAAACCTGCACAGACGTGGAGACAGCTCCGTAAGCGTGGTGCTGTACCAAAACCACAAGAGGATCCCTCACTCAAGTTTTTGTGTGATGCATTCAATTCTGCCTACGATGCTGAGCTAGACTACGGCAAGGTGACCAGTTCAGAAGGTGGCACAGACACCGATGACTGACCACCCATCAGCTGTATAATACAAAGGTAATCGAGGGACAACGCAATGACCACTGACTTCGCTACATACTGCGCAGCACAAGATGCTCGCAACACCAACCAACTCAACGTCACTAAGTATGGTTTGATGTTGTGCGATGCACTGCAACAGTCTCATCAGCGTTCACATCCTAATGGTCAGAACTATTCTTATGCGTTGATCTCTTCTGGTCGTAAGTATCACAAAGTGATGCAGTGCGTCAATGGTCAAACTGAATCAGTGCACGCATTCATTGACAAGAAGACAGGTGAAGTATACAAGCCAGCATCATACAAAGCACCTGCTAAGGGTGTGCGCTTTAATCTCTTAATCATCACCGAGCGTGAGTGGTTGTTTGAGAATTGTGACTGGGCAGGTGGTTACCTGTATCGTTGACATTCAAACTATTTTCTATTAAACTATCCCTTGATCCAATGATTGCACGTATTGTGACCAAAACCATCCTTGAGCGTGACGGTTTCCGCTTTGTCTCGTGTGGCACACTAGAGAATGGTGAGCCTGACTATCGTCTGCAAGAGAAGAGAGAATATAGTAACCATTGGCACGATGTATACTATTTTGACAATCAGATGCAATGTCTACTTGCAATGGAAGATGCAGAGTATCCTAAATGGTTGACAGGTAAGAGCTGTTATGTCAAAGATACTATCACTGCACCTATTCACAGCTGATGTTTGAGATTGGAGACTGGTTAGATGTCCCCCACTGTAACATCAGTGGTATGGTATGGTTTGTGGATGATGATTACATCACCGTCACCATCAAATGTGAGCTCCAAGATGAATTTGCACGCTGTCCCTATAACATTACGTGTGTAGTCGTACCACGTTATAAATGGAAGGAATGCGTGGTACATCCCGAAAAAAAGATCACTTCACTTACACAATTGCACAAGGTCTATGTTGGTACCTCAGAAGAACGAACTCTTGCATCTCAAGATACAAGCTGTAATGCGTGAGCACAACTTTGAAGACTCTGAACTCAAGTATCTTGGTATACAAGAGCAAGAGAATGGCACCCCTAATCATTATTATATGATTGCTGGTGAGCATCGTGTGAGTGTAGATCAGATTGAAGACTTCGAGCAGGTCTCGTGAGACCCCTCTATAATCCCCTACAACACCCCTAGAACCTATGACTAGTCCCCTTGCACCAATTGCCCTTGTTTGTGCCCTTTGCAGTCCTGTTGAAAACACCGTTTTAAATGTCCTACAAGAAGATGGCGTCACAGATAAAAATGCAGCTGCTGTTATTCTTGGTAACATTAAACAAGAATCACAATTCAACCCGCTAGCGTGTGAGGGTTACTTTCCTACGCTAGCAGTATCCTATATGGACTGCTATAAGAACACGAGCGGAGGATTTGGTCTTCTTCAGTGGACATCTGCGGGACGTATCAAGGGTCTTGGTACATTCTGTAGCAATTATGGGTGTGATCCCAGCACTGTTGAAGGACAAATGCGCTACCTAGTCAATGAATATGACTATACGTTAGTGCGTTCCGTGTTCAACACACCAGGACTTCCGCTCCAACAGTATCAAGACGCATCTTTTTCGTGGATTCGTTGGGGTACGACAGGTCAGAGGTGGTCCTATACAAACAATTACATCACTAAAATCAATGAAGTGGAGCGTACAGTGGAGACAACCGAAGAAAAAAAGTGGATTTACCGCTCGCCAATCAGTGGTATTATATGATCTTGAGTCTGTTGAGCACCTTATGGAGAACCTTGCTAAGGATCCCACTATAACGTGCATCGATGTCCTACCAGTGTTCAGTTAAAGAGCTGGCACAGAGCCCCTGTCACTTCGTGATGGGGGCATTATAATAGGTACATACGCAAGAAACCCACTGATGCGCAAATCTTGGTTGCTATCAACCTTCATCTGCGGTCTCGGTCTGCTCTATGTCACCGCACTGCCAGCAGATGCGCAAGGTGAGATGGTTCAGACTATTGTGGAGATTGTGCATTCCTTCCCCAAAGCTAAAGACGGAGAACTCTACTGATGATCGGTTCCTACTATCAGATCAATGCTGTCACTCCTGAAGAGGGTGAAGTGTGCTACGAGACGCTTGACCAGCAGTTGGCACGTAGCATACATTCCGAATTGCTCTGCCGTCAGCTGGATAAGGACGGTACTCATAGTGTCACAGTCCGTATGGTCTGATCCACTCCACACGCTATAATAAGTACATCAGCAAGGCACCCAATGGCAGTCACCCAAGTCAAGCACACACACTACCACATCTTCATCACCAACGAAGACAGCACTGTGAGCGAACTGTTCCGCAAGTGTGGCAAGTGCACCACTGTCAAGGGTCGTGAGCGTCAACTGGAGCGTGTTGTGAGCGAGATGATCGAAGGCATTCGCGACGTGCGTGGATGGAAGCGTCTCACTGTCCAGGCTATGACACCTGTCGAAGTGTCCCAACACGGGCTGCGCTGACCCGCTGACCCGCTATAATAAGTACATACCAAACAACCCCACTCAAATGCAAATCTCCAACAACGTCTGCACAGTTGATTTCTTCCCTGAGGCATTCATCGCTGAAGGTGATGACGTGATCGTCAAGCGTTTCCAGAAGCGTGTCACCTGGAATGCTAACGGTCTCAAGTCCTACAGCACAGTGACATCACTCACAGCACGTAACGAGTGGGAGACACGCATCGCTAACGGTGCTACAGTTAATGGATACAATATGTCTCAGATGCCTCGCTCTGAGTACACTCCAATGGCAGTGGGTTGATGGAATATACTATCACACTAACTAAGGTCCAGATGGAAATCCTCGCTGATGCAGTTGAGGATTATGCAGTGTTAGCTGATGAGGACACTGCTGATGAGTGTGGAGAGATGTTAGACATTATAGAAGCTTCTATGTTATAATGTCATTGACTTATTATTGTTATGCGTCAACCAGTCCTTCTTTCCTCCAATGAAATTAAAGTCCTCACAGATGCCCTCCAGTTCCTCTCAAAGTCCCAACAAAAAACCATCGAGCGTAGTCATCACACCAAGTGTGGAGACCTCTACCTCTACCTTGGACACGAACTCGGACGAATCAGTAACACCGAAGGATAAATATCGTGAGCACCTGATGGGTTCACTGGATGACATACTGTTGGAGTACATTACAAACGATACAGAGTTTACTCCATACGACTTCGTGTCGGATCTCAGGACAAGATTGTACAGTTTACAGGATTACTTTCAGGATCACTTAAATCGCACCAATGCTATCTTAGCTTATCTTGATGGCGAGCAATCAATACACTTATTTGACAAGAGGAAATCGTAAATGACTGATGAATGTAAGGAAGATAAACGTAGACGTGCATTGGGTTTGTTTATTGAATCAGTATACAAACCAGATTCTGCACTTCGTCAATGTGCACACAACCAAGTGTGTTATAACGAGTTACTAGAATATAGAGATGAGGTGCTAGCTTATCTCTATAGTAAATATGATACGGATTTCTAACCGTATCCACCAGCACCATACTGATCAATGATATGATCAGCAGGACGGATATAATGACCCATACTTGGGTCTTCTGTTCTATCATCAATGCGAGGAATTCTATTCCCCCACGTTGTTGCAATGTATTTTGTACCACCGATTGGGGGATTTCCTCTATGCATATGTGTATAACCAGCTGGAAATACTACGGTCTTTCCCTTCTCTGGTTTCACACGTACACCTTGATAAAGAAACTCTGTCTCTCCACCATTATGTACATCATTAAGGTATGAAGTAATGACAAACTCACGTTCCATTACTACAAATCCATTGTTATCATAGTGCCAACGATGAAATCCACCACCAGCATATGTCTTCTGAATCTTAACTGCACTCATCCAGAAATCATTCAATCCAAGCTGTGTAAACTCATTTAGATATTGATTCTTCATTAGTTTACCCCATCCTTTCAGTATACTATTACGTAACCGTGGATTGCAATCTTCAGTCATCCAATACTGGATATCTTTACGGATGAAGGTATCATTATCTCGATGGATATCACCAAGCTCCTGACCTGCTTCAATGCGATCAGTGTAGTCACAAATCATATCACACACTTGTGGTGGTATATGATTAGGATACTCTCTAATTAATGTATCGTGCTCAGTACGATGTTCTATTACTTCTCTAGCGTAATCCGCCATCAAAAATAAACTCCTTTGCTTCCGCAAAACTATCGAAGATAATGATTGTACCATCATCTAGCTTCACTGTAAAGCCTTCTTCCATTTCTGTTATCAAATGAGCAAACATCTGATCTTCAAGATCATCCAGGTCAACCTCTTGGCAATTTCGACAACTCATAGTAGAATACGTTCAATTACATCTATTTAACTAGGCAATGATTGATGTCACGCAAAACGAAGACGGAAGCTTCAACATCGACTGGGATGAAACAGACCCGAAAGAAAGCATCCTCAACACCTACACCAAAGAAGACTTTAAAGCCCTCATCAAAAACTACCTCGAACAAAACCAAACCAGCACCCAAGGTAAAAACACAGCAGTCCTTAAACCAAAACCTATCAACCCTAACATCACCACAGCAACAGAAAAAGACAAAGAAGAGTTCTGGTACAACTCGGAAAGCGAAGGTAAAGAAACTAGAGTTTAAACCTACTAGATCACGGGAACTTAAACTATTCCCTCATCCTACCTTCCCTTATAGAGTTGAACTTAAGTCTGAAAAACGTATAGCTTGGTTTCAATGTGAAGAACACGCTATTAAGTTCCTAACCTTACATCACCCTAAACCTTTCACCCATTACAAATACTATGTCTTCCCAACAACTGAAAGCTGAACTACAAATTATCCTAGATGCATACATCTGTGATCCCCTATCAACATCAACTGAAATGTATGATGATATCAATGAGTGCATCACTAGATCTATTAACGCAATGGATAATAACATTAAAAAGGCGAAGGTCGTACAGTCTCTCATCTTAGGTCAACGCCCTACTGATCTAGACAACACTGTGACACAAGAACAAGTGACACAATCTAAGAATATCCCTACTAGATACTAGTTGACACTCACCCCCATCTCCTGTATAATGACACCATCAACCTATAAGGCAATGACTCACGAAGAAATGCTCGCTGTTGCACACTACCGTGAAACGTTAAACAATAGACTAACTGTTGATGATGCACTAGAAGAACTAGCATACATCGTACAAGGTGGACAAGATGCTGAAGAGTTTCAAGAGTCTATTAAAATCATTGCTCAAGTGTTAGATCAATACAAATGATACTAACAGCTTATACACTACTCTTCGCTTACTGTAGATGGGGTAAACTATCCACTAATGACATACGTATCATTAAAACTACTACATTCAAACAACTATTTGTCTCACCTTACATACAAACCAAATACTCTAACATTAACCAATCATTAGAACAATATACTGTAGTGCTCCGCACAGCAGCTCCCTAGTCACCACCTAGTGTCTCCACAGTTACTATACAGTGCCTGTGGAAAAGGTTGTGGAAAAACCTGTGGAAAACTAAATGGTTAAATAAACATACCTAGTGTGTTCTATTCTTCGTATACTATGAGTTATCTACGGTTAGCTGCGGGACTGTTGGGGTCTTAGCACGCAATCTACCGAAAGTCAAGAAACTCAGAAAGTTCAAAATCCCAAAAAGTCAAAAAACTCAAAAAGATAAGAAATTAAGAAAGTTCAAAAAGTTAAAATCTTACTTTTTAAACTTTAACCACACTACACGTATACTGTACCTATAGTATGGTATAATACTACTATAACTAAGACTACTATGACTACTAAGTACGAAGAACTACCTAGTTCAGCTATTGAATATATGGAACTAGACTACGATAGTTCTGTTGTTAAACTAGTATACAAAAGCAATACTAGTAAGCAATATGGATATAAATGTGAAGACTTAGATGAATTTCAGTCAGCTTTTATGCAACTCTGTGGTAAACTAGAAGCTGAACAAG